TAGATTTTTTTTATGAGTCAGATGAATATGATTATTCAATTTTTGAAGATAAGGCTACAGAATTAGAGAAAAAAGGCATAGCCCATTGGCAATTGGAAGAAAAAAAGGAGTCCATATGTCTGAGCAATTGAACATTGAAGGTCTAATAGTATCAGAGGAAACCACAGTTTCTGAAGAGATTGAGGGAGAGGTTACTGAAGAAGAACCAACGTTTTTGGATATGACCATCAGTCCAGAAACTGAATCTCTAATGGAAGAGATGAGATCTGGACATTCAGTTTATGATCACTCTACCAAGAAGGTTTATTTTAAGAAGCTACCATCTATTCCACCTATTGGAATTAGTGAGTTTGATTCAAAAAAGAAGTTAGTTGATTGGATCTTTTTTCTAACAGGTAAGAAGCAATGTACAGTAAGAACTATTGATGATCTAGTCACTATTGCCAACTCTATCCACACTCTAAAGGTAGAGCACTGTCCTACTAAATTGCCAGTTGATTTGATGGCAAGAACAGAGGATATAAACACAACCTATAGCCATGATAGCTGGAGAGATGAAGAAGAAGATGATACTCCATGCAATCAAGGTTCTAACTAAATGACTAAACTTAAACTTAGTGATTTGTTGTCTAAGGCTCCAATAAAAAATCCAACAGTTGGATTAGAGGGAGCATTATTGAATGAGTTATTTGATGCATTTGAGGATGGTAGAGTTTTTTCCTCTAAAAATGCGTTAAGTGTAGTGAAGAAGTATATGGATAAAAGATTGGATTATCTTGATCCATTTTATGATTTTAAAATGATGGGCAAAGTTAGTGAAAGATCTCAACAAACAAAATTGGGAAAACTAATGGCAAAATTGTCCAATAAGGATGTTTTTTCTACTAATGGTATTAAATATACATTGATTAGTAGAAAGATTAATAATGGGAATAAATATAGGTTTATTCCACACAGAGTAAAAAAGGAGTCTTTAATGAAAATTAAAGCAGTTACAGACCAAGAAGCTTTAGAGCAGTATGAAGAAGCAGCCACTCAACAACCAGAAGAAGGGTTTACACCTGAAGTTATATCTGCATCACCTGAAAAGGTTATGTTTAGTAGCTTTCAGTATGACTTTGCTACTGGAACTATTCTTGTAGAAGAAGGAGAAGATATAGCCCTTCCTATACACATAGCTCTTAACAGGGAGATTTCACATACAGAGGATATTGAAGGTAGAAAAGATGGCTCTGATGTGAGATGCGTAGATGTTTCATATATAACAGGTGCTACCACCAAAGATCAAGCTATCCAGACCATTATTTTGAAATTCACAAAAACTGGAAAACCTGGACAGTATTTTGATAGTGATGGTTGGCTACATTCAAAAAGTTAAATTCTGAAACGTCAGTATAACTGGAAGAGTCCTAAGAGCGTTAAGGAACTTAGGACTCTTTTTCATTTAAAACCAATTGAAACTTCTTATAAACCTAGAAGAAAGGAAAGAACTTTAGAGTTAGTAAAATTTAGATATTTGGGGTATAAGATAATGATGGAACACATACTTAAAATAGATGATGATAAAATAATAATTAGTCCAGGAAAATTTGAGGGAGAAAAATATTATGTGCCATACTATTATGATTTATATCTAGATGGAGCTTATGATGAAATAACAGATGATGAAGAAATACTTTTTAAAATAGATGAAGATGATAAGGAAATGTTCCCTGAACTTTTACATGTAGACTCATTATATTTATTTCAAGATGATCAAGGTTTTATCTATTGTAGTGTCTCAGATGAGGAAGGGTTGACAATTGATATATAGTGATGCTATCATAATACTATTGTTCAAAAAAAAGGAGTCGATGGGGATGGAGATTATGAGTGAATCTGGTAGAGTGCAGAAGAGTTTTTGGTTAACCCAAGTTAGTAATCAGTATCTTAAGAGTGCCTCTAAGAAACTAGGCATTTCTCAGACAGGTTTTATCAACATGATGTTGAGTAGACTTAAGGAAAAAGAAGATAACAATCAGCCAATTATCACTATTAGAGAAGAAGCAGATCTTCCAGATTTGGTGAGCAAATAAGGTGTTAAACAATAAGTTAAGTGGGTTCTTTCACCCTGACCAAAAGCTTGATGGATTCTTAGATAAAGAAGAAGTTAAGTTTGGTGGGTTTACTATTGAAGAGAGTAAAAAGTTTGTGGTTCATGAAAATTATACATCAGAGCTTGCACCAGAATACACTGAGTGCTTAGATCCATTCATGAAGTATGAACCATGTTTGACATATAATCTAAAAAAAGACTCTGATGGCATTAAGGCAATTAATCAGTACACAGAAGAGAGATACCAACATGCCATCAGATTTGAGAAGTATGTATGGAAAGATCCTGAGAATCTGAAGTACAGGTGGATGATTAGCAGAATAGGAGAGATGGCTGTTGAAGAGGTAACTGGCAAGAGTGTATTAAATCTTAATCCAATGGTGGCTAGGTTCTCAGATCAAGAAGACTACAAAGAAATTGAGTGTGGTATTAAGTCTTTCTCATACAATGCCAGGTACTCTCACTTGCCATTGATTAATAACAAGACTAAAGAGCCAACTATACTTGTCTCTATCCTGCATAAAGAAGATTCATACTTGTGTTATGTGGTTGGTTATGCTACTCTGGAAGTATTGCTGGAACCAGAAAACTTAACCACTTCCAATATTAATAACAAAGAGATTCTTAAAAATAAGAAATCTTTCCATGCTTTTGATAAGTTGATTAGTCTTAACACACCTGAAAACTTAACCCTTCAGGATAAGATCAATAAACAAGAAGAATTCAACAACATCAAAGCAGATTACTTCAAGATTATTAAGATACGTCAGGCTATCATTGAACAATATCAGAGGAGAATTGAAGATGAACAACCAAGACTTAATCACCATCCACAATCAAATTCAAACACAGAAGGACAAACTGCAACAGCTTAAAGGTGCTAAACAACAGTTGATCCAGGAAATCAAAAAAGAGTTTCCTGAATTTGATGAAAACAATATCCCTGAAGAGTTCAAAATCTCTACTCAGATTAAAAGCAACCTAAACCAGATCAATAGTAAGCTCAATACCTTTAAGAAAGCATGATTGTTGCACTATCAGGTAAGCTGTCTAGTGGTAAAACACTCAGCGCAAGCTTACTCTACAACATGTTTAAAGAGACTTCTTATAATCCTAAACTGAAGTCTGTTGCCAAACCTGTCTACGAAATTGTCTCTACCCTAACTAATAAGAATATTAGTTATATACAAGATAATAAGACACAGATGTCGCAATATAGTAAAACCTATAGGGAACTCTTACAGCTTGTAGGGTTAAACTACAGAGAAGAACTATCTGAAGAAATATGGTTAGATATTCTATTCTCAGATAAATATAATTCTGATAATGATATCATTATAATAGATGACTTGAGGTTCCAAAATGAAGTAGATTACATCAAGAGAAAGGGTGAGTGTTTCTTAGTTAGATTGGAGAGATACTCAGATCCCATTAATACCAATCTTGTAGAACAGATCGTTAAGGAATATGAACATAAAAAAAACATAGTGCAACACTCCAGTGAAACACAGTTGGATAATTTTAATGGTTGGAGCACTGTGATAAGCAATAAAGATGATATAGAGACACTGATAAAAAAACTGGAAAAAGAGGTCTACCAACCTGTGATAGAAAAGATGAGCACAATAAAGGAATAAAACTTTAACACTGTTTAATGTTATCTTGTATTATCTGTTTGAATAAGATACCAAATTCATAGTATAATAGCAGAAAATAATGGGGTAATATTTTGGCTAGAAAACAGACTTTTAAGAACAATGAGGTTAAGGTGTGGAAACAGTTTCCACTCAGAATTGATAATAGGCAACACCAATGGCTGAAGTCAATATCTGATGAAAAACAAATCTCAATTAACAAGATGATTAACGATGTTCTCAGTGAAGAGAGAGATCGCCAATTGTTTAACATCGAAGAATCCATTCCACTTTCAGGAGATGCTAATGAGTGAAGAGAATCAAGAAGTAACTGAAGAAGAGGACGCACCTAAGAAAAGAGGTAGACCTGCCAAAACTCAAGAACAAAAAGACCAAGAAGAGTTTGAAGGATACCTACAACATGTATTTGATAATGAGGGTGGTCTGGCAGACGTAAAAGAGGATAGAGGTGGCTTAACTAAATATGGAGTCACTATCAAAACTCTTGGCAACTTCCTGGGTAGAGAAGCCACCAGAGATGAAGTAGTCGATATGACCCTAGAAACTGCTGCTGAAATCTATCAGAATATGTATTGGAAACCCTCAAGAGCAGGTCAACTCCAAAAAGAACTTAGAATGACCTACTTTGATATGTGTATCAATCATGGTCAACGCAACGCTGTAACTATCCTACAGAAAGCTATCAATCGTAGAAATAAAGGTGGGATGCCCATCGTAGATGTTGATGGACTGATTGGTAAAAATACTATAAAATATGCGAAGAAGGTAGATGGTGACTCTCTCAGGGCAGAACGTATGCTTTTTTTCGCTAATTTAGTGATCAAAAAGCCCAGGCAAATGCGTTTCTGGTTAGGATGGTATCGCAGATGCATTAGCACCTAAAATCTAACCAAAATATGCCCTAAAAACCCTGCAGAATCCTGTGGGGTTTTTTTATTGTCTAAAATCTGTCTGTTTGGGGGGTGAATTGACAGGATAATTATAAGGTTATGTAAGATGGTTAATTGACAGTGGATAATTATATAGAATTGGATGTAGAACTCATGGATATTAAAAAAATAAAACGCTAAAAGCGTTTTATTTTTTTTTATCTCTTTCTCACCAAATCACAGTGAAATTATACCAACCTTGTCAAGGTAAAACAACCTTATTGCAGAATTTTTCTTAAAATTGTCCAAAAAAGGGGCAAAAAGGGCTAAAATGTCGTCATATGGTAAATTCCAATATCTGCAGGTTTTAGACATCTAAATGAACATAACAGAACAGAATGATCATATTTTGCTATGTTAAAGGCATTTTTGGTTCATAGTAGAACCTTAAAAGACAAAATTCACGAAAATATAGTCTAAAACCCTATTCAGAATGGTCACCAAATGAGAATTAGAGGGTCTAACCACTCTAGAACGCCAAAAAAGCCCTTACAGAGCCTCTGAGGGGTCTTAAACAGCGTTTCAGGGGTCACAGAACATATAAAAACAGAATATCACCATCAGACACCTGACTAGAATGCGATATTATGACCACCAGGTAGTATTATAGTGGGGAAAAGTGTCGCAAAACTGTCAGGTGTCATCAGAATATCCTACCATTAGGTAGGATTATAGAACGTGTTAGAATTTTAACCCCCCAAAATCTAAAAAAGGGATATTTGCAGAATACCAAAAATATCAGAAAATAGCCCTTGGTACTGTTCCAGGTCAATAATGGTGTGCGCCTCTTTGCTTAGTGATACAAAAGAGGGGAATTATCCCCCCTTTTGTAGTTTATTCTACAGAATCTCTTCTGAGATATCACCTTCAAGCAGATCATCAGATTCATCAAACAGGTCAAGTTGTTTTGCATCATCTGCAGAGTTACCATTTCTAGCCAAACTTAGAAGTTCAATCAGCTTATTGTTCATTTCATCTAGTTTAGCCTCAATACCCTCACTCCAACTCTTGTTGTTCTCCCTGGTTTCCTTGATCCTTTCTACTTTTTTCTTCATGGCTTTATCCATTGATTCTACCAACTGTTTAGCAGATTCTTTAGGATCAACAAACAACCTATGACCTTTATCAGTGGTCAAACATTCAATCTTTCCTGCATCAGCATATCTGATTACACTGTTAGTGCTTTTGCCTGATATTTCAGCAACATCTGCTACAGTTCCAAACTCTCTCATCTTATATCTCCCCTTTTGTTAAACCAATCCAAAGCTTTAGTGGCTGAGTGATAAATGTGAGTTTCAGGATCTCTCCAACTGCACTCAATCCACTGTTGATAATGATCTTCTTCAGAGTCTATTAAATATTCTAGTGACTCTTTCAAAGCTTTAACTCCTTCTTCATCAAACTTCTTAATTTCTTCAACTGTTGTTGGCATATCTAATCTCTCCCACATATTTTTCTCATGTGTTAAATCACATTCCATACCATTAGGACATTCCCTATCTAATATGCAAGTTTCTAAACAGTTCATGTTTATCCCACATATAAAGCACCATGTTTTAGTGCCAACTCTATGTGAGTATTCTCTAACATATCTTCAGTAGATTTAAAGTTTTCTTCTGAGTCATCCATCATGTGATAGATCTCCCACTCATCATCATTTGAGTCATACCAAATGATTTTGCTGGACACTCCACCAAACTTACCAAGAGAAATAGAACACTCCACTGATTCTCCATCAGCTAGTTTTTTTAGTTCATTTAAACTTTTAATCCTATTCATCCTCTACTCCATCATCGCTGAACCACTCTTTAACATCTGTTATGTTTGACATAACATACCTACAACAAAACCACATAATATCTTGACAATCCCACTCTTCTGGAAAAACATCACCATGTTCTTCCAGAAGGGTATCAAGATCATCTCCAGCTAATTTGATACTCCCCAATTTAATGTATGGAAGTTTCATTGTTTTGTCCACTCCAATACTTTGATTAAAAGCTCTCTTGCCTTTTCAGGGTTGATTAACCAATACATATCAATAAAGAAACCAAACAGGAAAGCACTGACAGTTGCAGATGCAACTATCAGTGTGTTAATGATTAACCTCATGCTACTTTCTCCATTTTGTTTTTCTTCTGCAGATCATCACAGAAGTTAACAGCCTTTTGTGCATAGCTGGAAGCTGAAAAGATTAGTTTCTTATCTTGGGCTAAACGTTCTAACCATACCTTGAGATAAACTACATTTTCTTCTCTTGGTGTAGTTTGGATGTTGAAGTCTATTCCCATGAAAATACTTCCCAATTCAGCAACCAGTTCTTCAAAGGCATAAGTAGTTTCAGCACCCATGCGCTTCTCAAACTTTTTGTTCAGCCTGTTACAACGTTTTTCAGCACTAGTCCAGTGAACTACTTCATGAGAGAGGACATTGTAATAGCGTTCAGTGCTAACAAATTGGTCTAAATCAGGCATACCCACATAATCTTGAGAGGGCATGTAGTATGCTTGATCTTTGCCATGACGTATGTCTGCACCAGTGTTAGCAAAGTATTGGTCAATATGAGATATGGATTCATTATCCAGACCTTTAGTTTCTGGTGGAGTCCAATCACCTTCAACTTGGTCAAAGTTAAAGATAGAGTATTGTTTCACCATTGGGAAAAACTGTTGATGACCTTTGTCATCCAAGACAGGCTTTCCACCTTCCTTTTTAGGAATGTAATTGAAAAATATAATTGGTGTACCAGTGGAACCTTTATTCACTTGGCAGTCTAGAGATTTCCATTGCTTGTACGTTCCCCAAAAATTGCTCTCAAAATCATTAAATAGCAACATCAGGGAGTTAACCCCACGATAGGATTTTCCTGTTGTAGCATTCCTGTTACCCACTACATTCCAAGGCTTAGTCCAATCAGAACCTGCTGTTTCCAGCAGGTTGATTACGTTGTTGGTTGCTATGTCATATACTGATAGTTCACTCATGTTTTTCTCCTGTTTGTTATAGTGGTATTATACCATACTTATAGGGTATGTGCAACCCTAAAGGAAAGAATTGAAGCCACCACCTGCATTATCAGTTTTGGCAAACAGTTCCTTTTGGTCTTCTTCTTTTGGATTATCCTTAACTTCTACCAAAGTAGTTAATGCTATGCGTTGCAGTTCTTCCAACATGCGTTGTTGAGTTTTATGCATAGCTATCATCTGTTCCATCATCTGACCATGATTATGGTGAGCTATAGTAGACAAATGATTAATAGTTAAAGTTAAGGATTCTTCAAGACCATTAGAGATAGCATCTGCTAAAGATGATTCATCAATAGTAGCTTCTATATCAGCATGGGAAATGTCAACCTCAATACTACTGGAATCTAGTTCTGGTTGTAGGTCTATATCTTGAATAGCTCCTTCAACACTTTGGACAGATTCATTAATGCTTGCTAGTTCAGTCTTGACATCTCTAATCTCAAATTCAAGACTTTGTAATCCTCTAGAACCATTCTTCTCAGCAGACTCTTTACTCTTCTCTACCAACAGATTGGTATCAGAAGTATTAACGTTAATAGAATTTAGCTTCTCAGTAACTTGTCTGCACATAACAGCAATTTGATCTACACTACTTAGAACCATTGTTTGATTCTTAGAAACTTGATCTTTTAGATTGTCCTCAATACCTTCAAGATGAACAATCATTTTGGCAGATTGATTGTAAGTAGGACTAGTCACTAAAGATTCTAAAGAATCTCCAATACCTAATAAGGTTGATCTTAACTCTTCTACTGTCTTGGTTGAATCACTCATTGTTAAATCTCCTGATTGGTTAAGGGTTAATGAACTTGAAACTATTGGAATTATACCATAATACTATAACAATGACAAGGTTAATTTCCCTTACCATAGGTAGAACCTAAATCCTCTATTGTTAGAATATTATCAACGTTACTATGTATTTCTTCACCATTCATTTGGTGAGCATAAAATGAACCATCATCATAGATTGCATTAACAAAGTATTTCCCTGATTCATTTACTACAGTTACCCAATGTCCTAATTTTAATGCAAAACTATAGCTTACTACTTTTCTAGGTTTGGTACTCATAGAATGTCTTTCACCTCAAACTCAGTACCATAGTAATCCCAATCAATTTGTTGTACACCATCAGAACTTACTCCATATTCATTAGCTATCTTCTCTACCATTTCTTGAGCTTCCCTGGGGCTAGAGGCTTCAACCTCTAGCTCCCCATGAAATTTCTCTTCCATATGGCAATGGACTGTATATTTAGGCATCTCTAATACTCCTGTCAATCTTATCTAAAACTAACATGGTTATGACCTCACCCATTCTGCTATCAGGTTGGTCTTCTTCAAAGGTTCCACATAGAGCACAGATAGTTCTATCTGTTTTCTTGTGGATGTAGTTGTGTTCACACTCACAATCCCAATAGTCATCAGTGGTTTGAAATGTAAGGTTGTCACTAGTAATCACGTCAATGCTTGGCATGTCTAACTCCTAAATGATAGAGGAATTATATCATAATGATAGTGTGTTGTCAACCCCTAAAATCAAAAAAGTGCTATTTATTTTAAGGTGTCTCTAGGCACAAAAAAGGCTCTAGGTCTTATCCTAGAGCCTAATGTGGCAGCACACTTTGCTTGGGGTATGTCAAGCAAAATGTGTATGCACTAGCCTGGGGCTAGTGTTCAAGAAATATGACGTTCTTTTTAGTGGTATAACATAGCCCACAGGATGCACAATTTTTGGCTTTTTTGGGTTGATATTCCCCCATCCAAAATCTCTTGGATTTTTTGGTTTGTTGTGGGCAAATAAAGGCTTGATTATTTTTTATTTGATCTTCTGCTGAGTGGTGACTGATTCCAATAGCTGTCATTTCTTCAGCGTTAGAACCTGATTGACGTATCCAAAATCTATCAGAATATTTTTCTCTGAGTTCAATTATAGCTTGACCTATTTCTGCGTATTCTTTAGTTGTAGATGTGGGTAGATATGCAGTATAACCAAATACATTTATAGGGAATTGATCCAATGCCTTAGCCCATTGTTCAACATATTCTAAGCTGTAAAAATCACCTAGAACATGGGGGCGCACTACAAAAGGGCGCATCCTATTTTCTACTGTTAAAGTTTGGAGTTCCCACATCATAGACTCCAGAAGTTCTGCCCCATGTTCTATCCTGTGAGCAAAACCCATTCCATTACCATAACACTTGCGCCACATTAAACAATCAGTTGGACAGGTTTCTCTTTCTGTTAATGTGGTACTATAGAATTTTTGACCAATCCATTTTCTAGCAGTTATTATGCTTTGTTTTTCCTTTTTGTTTAGTTTCTTATACTTTCCAGTGTAGTCAGTACAGCCACCTAATTTGGTATTATCTCCTGCAGGTCTAAATATTCTGACATCACCTGGATTTCTAATGGTGCTTGGATGTATGGTCAATCCTTCAATTACGTTGGGGTTGGTTGCTGTTAGTTGCATGTTTTCTTTCCTTTGTTTGATAGCACAATTATACCATTATACTATAAGCATGTCAAGAAAAAAGACCCCCTAAAATGCATTAATAGCAAATTAATTTGGGGTGTCTTTATTGGCGCAAACCCATTGCCTACCTTACTAGGTAGGCAATACCCTGCGCCACCCTGCTAGGTGTATATACGCATAAAAAATGCCTGTCCTGGTCGTCATCAGGACAGGCATCATACACGAAGACAATGTCCAGCTAGTGAAAACATGTTGGGGTGTAACAAGCCCCAATTTCCCCCCCAATACTAGCTGGACTATCAAACAGGATGAGGGGGGGAAAAATCGTTATACTAGCTCACCACTAACAAATCTCACAGAATGAGAATATGCGTCTTTAAATTTCCCAAAACTTTTAACTATTCCTTTCTTATAGTGTGGGTTCTTATCAGAAGGTTGACACACTGTTAAAAAGCATCCTGGGTGAATTTTATATATGGTGAACCAGTTAGAAATCTTAGAAATTACATTTCTATAGCATGGGTTTTCAGTTGTGCTTGTACCATCAAAACCCTCTTTATAAGTGGGTTGAGAACCAGAAGCAATAATCTCTATATCATCAGAAATTCCTAGAGTGGCTAGTGTAGCTAACATTATTACATACACCTCAAAGTACAGTAGTTTAGTTGAATTAAATGTTTGGCATTTTGGGGAAATGGTTGTTTCATTAACCAAACAATACCATCATCTATTAGGTATTGGAAGGCAGAAATATATTCTGCCTCTGTTATTTCATTAGAATCAACACCATCAAATACTAATTCATCAACCCCATCTACATAGTATTCTATAGTCTTAACAGCTTCTAAAATTGTCATTATAGCATCTCCCCACTACTGTAATCTTCATCAGTACCCCAACCAGCAGAGGCTAGAGCATCACCATCTTCCATGTAGTTGTCTGGTGAGTAATTAGATTCTAAATGGTCATCTTGTTGTTCATCTCTCCACACTACCAACTTATGTCTAATCTTAGCTAGAACTAACTCTACCATGTACTCTTCTAATGGTTCATCCTCATAGGCTATATTGTTAAAACCTCTGATTATATCAGTACATATATCTGCAGTGCGTTTGGCCCAATCTTCAATCTTAGGTGTTTCCAAAATTCTTGCTGATTTGTGCATCATAACTAACTCCTATTCAGATCTATGGATTCTAGGTAATTCATGTTCACTTACTGTATTTTCAGGGTATCTCTCTGGAAATAGGTCTTGGTGAAACCCTAAAATGCTTTCTTTAGATAGGCTCAATACACCATCACATCCATTCACTAGAATGTCTATGATCTCTCTATCTCCTAGAGTATCATACTCTCTCTCAGCTATCTCTACACACATAGATTCTAATCTAATTCTTTCAGCAGAATTAGGTGCAAGGTTGTCTAATATACTCATGTCATTTCCTCTGTTTGATGATAGAGGAATTATATCACATTGATAGTAGGATGTCAACCCCTTTTTTCAAAAAAGTGGGTATTTTTTAGGGGTGTCTTTGGTCTGGAGTTATCCACCTGGTATGCTCCAGGTGGACAATGCGTCGGCAGACTTTGCTAGGGGTCAGATCCCTCAAACCCTGTGGTAGCAAGGGTTTGACCCCTAGCATGGTCTGCCAAGTGGGGCATGGGTGACATAAATCGTGCCAACCATATTGTCAACAAGGGTGTAAACACACCCTTGTTGACAAGTGCGTTTACACGCTTTGTGGTATTGGGTTCCTTGGTCTTGTTCTAGCTTTAGCATAGATATCATATACAGTGGTATTGATTTCCTCACCATCTACACTGTCAGCATAAAAGAAACCATCATCTAGGATTTTGTTTACCCTATAGTGTCCACGTTCACCATTAACCAATACCCAATCACCTAATCTTAAGCTGGTTTTATAGTTAGTTTTGTCTACATACCTGTAAACACTGCAGGGTCTTGGTTTGGTAGATTCAAAAAGTGATTGCATGTTTTTATCCTGTAGTTGTGGGGGGCAATTGCCCCCCATGTTGGGGTTAAGCCTTGACTATATCAGAGATCTTGTACCATCCAGGTTTTGCACCATTTTCTCTTGTCAAGTAAACATAATCTATACCAAGAGGTTTTAGTATTTCTTGGTGGTTTTTGTCATATCCATCACCATTTTTAGATCCTAGTAATACATCTGCAGAGATGTAAAAATTGCATTTGCTGAAGTATTCAGCACCAAATGATTCACACTGATCTCTGTCAAGGTAAACATCTTTCCCCATTGATTCAAATGTGGGGTCAAAGTTTTCATTCTTGTATTGGTTCAATTGTTCTTGCAACATGTTTTCCATCCTTTGTTTGATAGTGTTATTATACCACAATGCTATAAGAAAATCAAGGCTTATTTAGCCTTGATTTTCATATCTTCCAATGTTAATTCACCATGAATGGGAGTATCTGAAAGGAAGTTTTCATCCATTTCCTTAAAGTTTTTGTATCTAGTTTGTACTAGATATTTACCATTAAATTTACCACTTTTGGTTATACCATGTTCTATAATAGTGACAGGTGATTCCCATCCCCAATTAACAGGGATTTTGCAATAAACTTCCTGGTCAGGGGTGAATCTAGGTTGGCTTAAAATTTTACTCATGTTTTTCATCCTTTGTTTGATAGTAGTATTATACCATATTACTATAAGTGTGTCAACCCTAAAGTGTGTTTTATTTAGGGTTGACACCATTTATTTATCCTTTACAGGTTATGCTAGGATAATCGTTAGTGTTCCAACTTTCTATAATTTCTCTATCCTCACACTGGCTGTCATACTTTCCCCAATACCAATCACTGAGAAAAAACTTTAAATTGTCCTCATCTTGCCAAGTGGAAGTCATTACGTTATCAACGTCTGTTTGTGTCATAGTTGGTTCTGGAAAGTTAATTTCCAGTTGCTTGTAGTTGCATGATCTAGTAACAAATTTTCTTCTCATGTTTTCATCCTTTGTTTGATAGTATAATTATATCATAATACTATAGTGTGTGTCAAGAAAAAAACGCCATTTCTGGCGTTTTATTTTGTTATTCTTTATCCTCAACTACCTCTAAACTACAGCCATTATTGCCATCATTATAGATACAAGATGTCCAATCATTAAGGCAGTAATTGCCATCATAATTATCAACGACGCAAACACAAGGCAATTCTAATCTACCATCACACCATATGGGAGTTTGGAAGTCTAGACCAGCATTGATAACATCTGAGTTGGTAATTACAAAGGCAGTTTCAAGGAATCTTCCTTGAATCTCATCTAAGTTTTTGGGTCTGTAGTACATGTTTCTATCCTTTATTTGATAGCATAATTATACCATAATACTATAACACTGCCAAGGTTAAATTCACTTAGTGAGCAAATTTTTTTTTCAAAAAGTTTTGGGGTTGGATATGTTTACGTGTGTGTTGACATAGCTATGGTTCACAAACCATGCCAACCACAATTGTCATATCCAACTCCCCAAACGCCTATGGTCATTGGATATCACATGTCAACAAACCCTGTTGACAACCCCCTTAAATCTGTGTACACCCTGTTGTTGACAAGCGTCTACATTTGCATACACTGTCAACAAGGGTTTATTGGCACATGATATGCGCCAACGCCCTGCTAGGGGTATATTGGTGATTAGGGGTGGTACTATATGTAGTGGTATGCCACCCTGGGGGGATACCAGAAGTTGTGGTGTCCTGGCATAAGGTGGCATACCATATTAGAGGTTGTAGTAGGTGAGTTGTTTACTTGATGCCAAAGACGTACATCATAGCATCTACTGATTTGCAGACTTGGAACCAACCCCAACCCATAGCACATCCCACTAATAGGCTTAGTACATAGGCTAGAAATTGATTGAGTGCTCTAGTCATTGTTAGTTTCCTTTTGAGTGGTTGCCATGTGTTCCTTCCATTGTGGGTCTTGATAGTGTTCTTTAAGGTATGGCTGTATGGCATCATATGTAGCACTAATAAAGTTCTTTAAATCCTGAATTTGGCTAGTTTCTAGCTTGTTATCAACTACTAACTTAGCCAGAAGGTTTCCCCAAAATATATTCATGATAGTGCGCCAATAACTTCCAGGGTTATTGGCATTAGCATGAACGTGAACGTTACCTATTTGTGGACGCAGACTTCCAAGTTTTTCTGATCTCATTTCCTTCAGATTTTCCATCATATTTACTCCATTTCTTCATTCTTTCAGCTTTTTGTCTATCCATATGGCTAGAGAATTCTATGTGGTCATTAAGGCTACTATAATTAAAGTCTGCCTCTGCTTGGTTGTAGTTACCTGCGTTAAGTGTGCTTCTGAATGGGCTATTGGTTGGTTTCATGTCTAATCATTTCCTTTGTTTGATAGTGGTATTATACCATTATACTATAACTATGTCAACCCCATATCCATTTTTTTAGGGGTTGACATCATCTTTTTTTCACTTAGGGGTTATCTGGTCTATCATATCCTAGAGCACCAAAAGCATCGTCTGTATTGCTTTCTGTTGTGGTGGTTTCCCAAGGCATATCTTGAAACACTAGGTTATCATTCTCATCTAACATATCTCTATCCAACTGTTGACCAATCCAACTATAAGGACATCCACTCCTTGCTTTAGCTACACCATAAGGCATAATGCCATAGTCAAGATAGTAGCTATATAGTTTGTTAAATAGATCTGGATGACTTGACAGTTCAGTGCGTTCAAGTAGGACAGCCATTGCGTCATGCTTGTATTCCATTACTATAGATCTAAGTGATTGGGGTTGATGGGTTGATTGATTCATGTTTTCTTTCCTTTAATTGATAGTGGTATTATATCATATCTATAGCATGGTGTCAAGGTTAATGTGCAATTAATTTACTGGCATGTCATGTCATGCCAAGTGGTACATCTTACTATGCCATAGCATGTCACACATGTTGGCACAATGTGACATGCCAATGTGCAACCCCCTGAAATTTTGGAATGCCATACTCTGCCAACTGGCTTTCACTCCAGAGATTCTCAGGGGGTTGTATATTGGCACACAATATGCGCCAACACCCTGCTTGGGGGTACTTTTATAAGGTTGTTTCCTTAGTGTGGTCTGGACAAGCCCATAGGGGTGATATAGAAGTTATTTCTTTGTTCTTGGTGAATAAATAAGTGATGATATACTAGATGGATGGTTGGTCAATGAGGAAACACAACATTTATTATTAATTAACTAAAAATCTAGGCTTAGATTGACGTTAAATATATTAATATGTTGTTGGTCAATAGTGTGAGTGGTGGTTGGTTGTTTTCAGTTATGCATATGTTAATTAGCGACTATTTTATTGTTCTTTATTTCTTGTTTACAGAGCATATAGTTTTAATGAATAGGGAATTAGACTTAAAGATATACTTAGATTTATTAAGGTCATTTAATACATTGTTTGTAAAACTAATGAATGGAATATGCTATGTGGGTAAATAAATTTTGGGATTGTCTAATTGGAATTTATCGTTGTTTAAAAGTGGGTGTATTGCTAGGTTTAGGATTTATGGTTGGTGTTGTTTTAATTCTTCTAATATTGTTAGTTGGATGGATATTATTTGCTTTATATTTGTTCTCTTGATGGGCTAGTTGTTGTATATATATTATTTACAGTTGTGATGACATTATTTATTGAGGATTGCTTAGCTATATCTATGGTGAGTGATGATATGGTGTTGACTTGAGGGTTGTTTAAGTTAGTAAGTGATTCGTTATGATATACTAGTAGGGATAGCATCTCCTATTGAAGATTAAAGTGATTGTAATAGATGTTGTAGTAATCATTTGTAGTTGTTTGGTTTTCTTTAGGTTAATGATAGTGATTAAGCATATAGGTGAATAAAGTTATGGCTATTGGCAATGATAATAACAATGGTGCTAAGGCACATGTTGAGTATAAGGATGAAGGAGATGCGTCACGAAACAATTTATCTGATGATAATAGTATCAAGTATGATATAGAGCCTATAGGATATTTTGATTTTTTAGTAAAGCATCGTAATCGCATTGTTAAAGACTCTATATCTATAAGGTTCACTAACGATCAAGTAAAAGGTATCGTTGAGACATTAAGGAGATATGTACCTATTGACAGTGGTGTAGGTGTGATGCTAATGGTTGCAGTTGACGATAGTAAAAGCTCCATGCTATATCAAGATGGGGTAGCCATACAGGATTTTGTTATTAAGATAGATAGTGTTGTTCCAATAGAGGACAGTGAGTTAGTTAGTGGTGATCAGGATGCGTCAGGTCAATTGGTCTTTGATTGGTCTTAGTTTTTTTTTCTTTATTTTTATTTATTCTTGATGGTTGTATATGTATGTAGTTATAGTTTAATAGATTTGGAATTTTTTAAATTTTAAATTGAGATTTTGAAAATGGGTCTGCTGTGAAAATTATATTCGTTTTTGGGATTGTCAAAGTCTCCTTATTTTAGAAAAATGTAATTTGGCTCTTTTCTGATGCCAGGAACTCTAAGAGATATGTTCAATAAAGATAATATTGCTTTAACCAATAAAGTATCTAGGCTTATGGATGAGGTTAGAAAAGACATCACTAAGATTTGTAAGCTGGATAAGAGCCTCAAGGGAATGGCCTGGGAAGAGAAGATGTCTAAGCTACCATCAGATGCCTGGATGATAGAACAGA